CCTGAGAACGCATCTGGAAGACCATCTCTTGATGAACCTTTATTTACAGATTTAGAACCAAGATCGGCTGGTGCATCTGGAGACGGATATATTTGGAAATATCTTTTTACGATTGATCCAAACAGTATAATTAAGTTTGATTCTACAAGTTTTATACCTTTACCTCAAGGTTGGTCAAGTAATAATGAAGTAGCTGCGGTGAGGAACAATGCTGCAACTAGTGGTCAGTTAAAAATTGTAACGATTACTAATCGTGGTGTTGGTTATGGAACTGCTGCAACTTATAATAATGTTCCAATTAAAGGAGATGGAAGAGGTGGTAGATGCTCTGTTGTTGTAAATGCTGCTGGTAAAATTGATTCAGTTGAAGTAACTAATGGTGGATCTAATTATACATTTGGATCTGTTGGATTAAGTGATGTCGGACTAACAAACCCATCAGGATCTACTGATGCTGCATTTAATGTAATTATTCCCCCTCAAAATGGACATGGTGCTGACATTTATAGAGAGTTGGGAGCAAATCGTGTTTTGATCTACTCTCGTTTAGAAAATGATGCATCAAACCCAGACTTTATTGTAGGAAACCAATTCTCTCGTGTTGGTTTGTGTCGTGATCCGCTTGCATTTGGGTCAGAAAATAAATTAACTTTACAAAAAGCTAGTGCTGTTTATGCTTTAAAATTAATCGGTGCTGGATCTACAACCACAACTTTTACAGCAGATTCAGAAATAACTCAAGAAGTTGGTGTTGGATCAACAGCTGTTGGTCGTGTGATTAATTGGGATGCAACAACTGGAGTTCTTAAATATTGGCAAGATCGAAGACTTGCAATATCAACAGACGGAAATGCACCCACTTATGGATTTGAATTGTTTAGATTTACAGCTGATCCAGCTACAGGTGCTGGTACAACTATATTTGGTGGAACAAATAATCTAAATATAGATACCAATTTCGGAACATCCCAAGAGCCTGGTCTATCTACCTCAATAAATAGTAGGACTTATAACTTAGGAATGAGTTTCGTAAAAGGTGTTGCTAACCCAGAGGTGAAAAAATATAGCGGTGATATCATTTACGTTGATAACAGAGCTGCTGTTACTCGTAGTTCTC